AGCCCCAGACCATGGGCGCGTATGGGTTGACGGTTACATCACGATGCCGAGCGCTTTCGATCAAGTCCATCGGGATCATGGTGTCGTCGTCTGATCGCGGGAACTCGCCCAGCACGCGGACCCTGTATGCGTTGCTATCCTCGCCGTACCTAGACGCCATCTCATCGATGTAGTCCTTGCTAACCCTTGGTGACTGCTCACAACCAACCTTGAAGGTTGTCCACTCGTTAGCCAAGCGGTTATGCGTGTCATAAAAAAAACCGCTGGACCTGGTCGGGTTGCCCAGCAGCAGGGTCACGGCTGCGTGGCCAGACATCGAGCCGCTGGCCGCCTCAAACACAGCCTCCGGCACGCCTGACGCCTCATCGGCCACCAGCATAACGTGGTCCGAGTGGATGCCCTGCAGAGCCTCCGGCTGCTCGGCCCTTGATGTACGCGCGGAGATAAACATCTCGTCAGGTGCGGCATTAAAAACAATGCGGTCCTGCTTCACAGTGACCATCGCCTGCAAGGGCTTTGGCAGCTCATTGACCCAGCGCTTTAACTCAGCAAACAATGCGTCAAACAGTTGGGCTGACGTAGGCGCTGTGACCACCACCTTGACAGGTGACCGGGTCATAAAGAACCACAGCATCGCCCAGCTGCTCGCGGTTGACTTGCCGACGCCGTGGCCAGACCTGACTGATATGCGCCTATCACCCCGTGCGATGGCGTTCAAAAAATCAATCTGCCACACGTCCGGGTCCACGCCTAGCACCTCCTGGACAAACAGCGCAGGCTTGTCCCTGTAGCGCTCAACCCACTGCTGGAACACCTCCCGCGCCTGGGTGGTCTGGCTCATAGTTTGCCCCATAATTTTGATGCGGTTTTGACGCCGGAGTCAATTTTCTCGACCCTGCCGTCTGGATACTTCAGGTAGTTCCCGACGCGTGATGGCAGCGGTAGTGCGTCCTCAGCGCCGAGTCTGACGGCTGTCTTGGTATGGCCCATGTCCAGGGTTGAGTGGAAGTCGCCGTTGTAGCGTGAAGATGGGATGTTGCCGTGTGTTGTCATTTTCTTTTTACCTTGCTGTTGTCTTTGATGTGTAGCAGGAACGATTTTTTTAACTCGTCCGCCATGTTGCCCGCTCTAGTCCTGCCGCCAGCAGCGCTGGCATTTGAACGCCTAAACGCTGGGTCGTTGGCCAAAAAAACTTTGGGTATTACAAACCCGTTGGGGGCTGGCTCTTTCATGTTGCAAGCCACAGGTTGAGGGTGATTAGCCCGTATGTGATAAGTCCAACGATAAACAAAACTACAGCCGCAACCGCCAAATCCACCAAAACAGTACGCCAGCGCTGCGGCTTTTGATACTCGTAGTCAATGTATGGCTCCGCGTCAGCCGGTATTTTGCTTGCCATTACGCGGCGTTGTAGCCATGCGTTAGTTCGTCTGATTTCTTTTTCTGCGCTCATTTCCTTCTCCTAGGATATTTATAAAAAACGTGGAAACCAATTACCTCTGTCATCTCAAGTCTGCCCGCCCACCTGGGGTAAACGGCCAGGGTATGGTAGTGCGTTGACTTTCGTGTGTTGTCCTTCAACCTACCTGCGATTGCCCTGGCCACGACCAGTTGCACCTTCTCTGTGTACGCCACCAGCTTTGGGTTTCTAGCTCTGTAATCGTTGGCCCAACTGAACTGCTTGCTTTGATACACAACTTTGCAGATTGAATCTGGCCAGCGCTTACTTGCGACTCTGTTTAAGACCACCGAGGCCACTGCTCTGATGCCCGCCATGCTCTCTCCTCTTGCCTCGTAGTGCAGATTGTCAGCCAAGCACTTAGCTTGTTTAGAGTAAGGCACAGCCAATGCCGATGCTGGAAGCATTAGCAAGGCTAGAAGTAACTTAAGCACTGCCTCTTGCGCGAATAGCGGCGGCGCACCAGTTGGCGGCAACCATTTCAGGAGCTTCTTCTTTGGTTAGCCCAACCCATTTAGACCGGTTAAAAGCATCTTCTGCTCGTTGAACAAGCTCTGCTTTAAGAAACTCATCTTGGTCTTCTTTGTCCATCTGAGCAAAGGTCTGGAAGTGGTTCTCACCACAGCATTGAAACCGTGCCTTCTCGCACCCGCAGTAACAGCAGTACTGTGTACCGTCTGCTAATAGTTCTTCTCGTGTCATGTGTTTTTCTCCTTAGCCACAATAGGTGTGGCGCGTTTGTGTTTAATGGTCTCGTGAATATGGTGTAGGGCCTTCTCCATGTCCTTCACCGTTATCACCTCCAGCTGCGCGTCGTGCAACTCCATCGCCTCGTTCAGCGCGGCCATCTCCTCGGACTTCATGATGAACCTGCCGCTTGCCGCACCCCTCGCACCAAGTGACTTAAGCGCCTGCATACCCGCCTTGACCAGCGAACCGTAGTCCTCACCAAAACCCATCTGGTAAAGCACCTCAGTCATATTCAGCGCGACGATAAGCACATCGATGGTCTTGCGGTCGGCCTTGCCCTGCGTCGTCGTGGCCAATGCTGCATGGTTCTTGAGCTTCAAGTCAATAAGCACAGACCCGTGCGCCGCCACAGGGGTCAAGCTCTCAATGACATACCCCATGGTGTCGTACACCATGCCCTTCGGCCTGTAGCTGCTGCGCTTCCTCATATGAAATACCCCACGCCATCTAATGGCCAGCGTGCAATCAATGGCAGGGTCATAACGCCACCTTCCGCGCCGCAGCCTTAACCAAATGCTTGGCCACGAACTGCGCAAAATGCAAGTTCACCAGCTCGTCTGGCGCGCCAGGCCTCCCCATAATCCGCAGAGAATTCGTCCAGCCAATAAAGTGGTTGCTGCATAGAACCGGTGATTCGGACTCGCGGTGCTCGTATCCAGGCACCACGTCCCGCACCCTGCGGTACTCGTCGTGGTCGCCGTGCCCGCAGATGTCGCAGGTCTTGCCAGTGCTTTGCAGCATATAGCTCCTGTACAGATCGTGCATCTCTGCGGCCAACTCCAAAATACGGGCCTTCACCTGGTCACTGGATAAGAGACCGCCATCCGTTAGGGCAAATCCAAGTGGCGTTTTGGTCATGTCACACCCTGCCTATCTTGATGCCCTTGGCCGTCAGGGCCAGTGGGATAAAGCGCAATCCCGCCTTGTGGTAAGAGGCCGCCTCCATCTCCAGCTTCTTGGTGTTGATGATCTGGACCGCCAGCTTGGCCACCGCAGCAGCTCGGTGTGGGTCGCTTTGCCCGTTCCTGAGCATATCAAACTCCTCAAACAAAGCGCTGCACAGGCCCTCGCTCGTTTGCTCTGTTGCCTTTTGCCTCTTAGTCATACCGTCTCCCCTTCAGTTTTTTGCAGCGCCTTGCGCAGCGACTCGTGCGACACCACCACGCCACCATCCTTCAACTGCTCGCTGATCTTTCGCAAGCTCATGCCACCAGCGAACAGATCGCGCGCCGCAACCAATCCCGCCTGCTGCTGCTCGTCCGCAACCAGCTCAGCCTTGTGGCCCTTGCCCTCAACCCTATAACCAAACGGTGCCGACCCACCGATGTGCCCACCTCTGGCCTTTTTTGCGGCTTGGCCATCCTTCTGGCGTGACTTAATCACACGCCGCTCGTGGCCAGCGAACACCGCCATCACCTCCAAGATCAGCCTGGCCATGATGTTGGTGTCGTCGGTCACGTCGCCGTGGCCATTGATAATCAACCGCACGCCCTGGCCCTTCAACACCTTAATCGTGTTGAGCGCATCAGCTGCGTCGCGGCTGAACCGGTCTAGCTTGGCCACGATGACCACGTCGCCAGCCTTTAGCGTCACGTTGTGCGCCGTCATACGGTCAAAGAAGCTGGTGGCACCGGACACCCCTTTGTCTTCTATGTACGTCTCAATGTACAGCCCACCCGTCATGGCCAGCCCCTTGCACTCGCGCTTCTGGTTGCTCAGGCTGGTGCCGTCCACCTGCTCCAGCGTGCTCACCCTCATGTATGCGTATGTTGTCATTAGTTGTGTCCTGTTGTTGAAGACTTAAATGTACATGAGGTTGACGGGTCTGACAAGTCTTTTTTGCATATTTTGTAAAAAAAAATTTTTAGGTGTGTTGGCCTACGTAAACGCTGCCCGCCCCCGCGACTCGACGGGGGGGCGGCGGGGCAGCCGGCTGGCTGGCAGCCGAGCTGGGAAGGGTAAACCCTGTCAGGCTTTACCCTTTGTTGCTACTCATCGTCAAGCCTGTGTACGGGCTTGACATCCTCGACCATGATGACGCGCTTGCGCAGTGCGTCCAAGGCGATGTCCCCCATGTTGATGTTGATCTCCGCCGCCTTGTCGCCGTAGGCGTCAGGGTTGAGCTTGGCGGCCATGCGCCATCTGTTGTCGCTGCGCAGCTTGGCCACCTGCACTGTGTCGCGGTCGGCCTGGTCTGCGATGCTGATCGTCTGCTCGGCCAGCGTGTGTGCCCCAGATTCACGCGCCCGCGTATATAGCACGGTGCGTGTCTCACCCCCTCTTGACACCCAGCGATGGAACGCCGAAGTACTGACGCCTAGCCCGTCACAGATAGACATGACAAGCACACCTGAGCCGAGCTGGTCCCACACCCAAGCCTCTCCCCCGTGCTGGTGTATGAGCTTGCTGCACCTGCTTGTCTCAGCCTTCTCGTCCCAGTGCCTCATTAGCCCTGCGGCCTTCCTGTCTGCATCCTCGCCAAGCGTTGCCGGTGCATTCATCGGCAGCTCTGGCGTTACCTCATCCCATCCATCCTTCATGACTTCACCCCTTGTAAATATTTATCTATCAACGCCCACGCGTCGCCGCCTGACCGAGCCACCAGGCATAGGTACCCCTCAGCGTTTAGCCTGCGTGCAATGTCCTTCTGCGCAGCGGCCACGGTCCCTACGTCCGTCTTCATCTCAACAAAAAGCCCATGGAAACCATTAGACGCCCTCAGGACGCATAAATCAGGCATACCCTTGAGTACCCCCTCGGCGTGCAACGAAACCCGCTCCTGAGCCGTCCTAGAGCCTCCGTTCGGTATAGCCGCCACCACCACCTCCGGATAAAACGCCCGCACCTTGGCCACCACCTTTGCCTGCTCGGTGTGCTCCTTGCGCCGTGACCTTAATCCCACCATTGTGTTGCCTCCTTGTTTATGACACCTGCATCAATTTTACTGATGTAGCTTGGGCAGCGGTGCATCAGCCCAGCCGGCATGGCCAGCAGCCCGTCCACGTCGCAGTGCCTGCGCTTGA